TTAGTGGTAGTAGGTCGCACCGAAACGGACTGTGTTTGGCTTTAGGTAAAGATGATTGGGTAGACCAAAAATTAAATGAAGATTCTCTAGCTTTTTTAAATGATAATGCGGAATACATACAGAATAAAATTAAATACATATCACAGGATAGGGTGCAAACCGATTATTATTATTTGGAAACTGCTCTTTGTAGTTACAAAAAAATATTCAGAGTAAAAAATGGGAGATATTTAGGATATTACCTAGATAGGCAAGCGGAGGAAATAAAAAAAGTAGAGCAAGATGATTGGATAGGGGTGGACTGGCAAGTGTTTTGGGACGGAAGAAAAGAGTCATTACACGAAGAATTGTATTTATCGGAATCTTTACACAAAGAATTATATTCTCAATTTTTAGAAACAGGTAACTTTATGAGGGAATCATGCCCACTTTGATAGCTTTAGGAGGTATTCCAGCAGTAGGTAAAACCACCATAGTTCAACAATTTTTTGTAGAGTATGACAATTGGAAAGTTTTCAAGTTTAAAAAAGTTTATGGTCATTATCACCCAGCATTAGATTTGGTTATACTAGGTAAATATTCAAATAGTGAAGTTTTTTCTGGCACAGATAGATTATCAATGTCGGTGCAACCTGACTTCAACGAATTACTAGACAAAGATATGCCCTATAATGTATTGTTTGAGGGCGATAGGCTCTTTAATATTAAAACTTTGCAGAAAGCCAAAACCAAAATGTCTTTACAGGTTTACATAGTTACTAGTAATAATACTACAGAAAGACATATAAAAAGAGAAGATAATCAATCTGAAAAATTTATTAAAGGGAGAAAAACCAAAATAGAAAACATTAAAAAATATTTAGGTTGTGATTACATTACATTAGTTAACAACCAACAAGAAGATATTAAAAAAAATTACAATATTATTCTTAAACACTTTACTCAAAGGTGAAAAAAGAGGATTATGGCGAGACCGAAGAAATATCAAATAGATACAAAACAACTCACAGCATTAGCAAAATTAGGGTGTACTAACATAGAGATGGCTGACTTTTTTGGTTGTTCACCAGACCTTTTAGAAAAGAGTTATTCGGAATTTCTGACAAAAGGGAGGGCAGAGCAAAAAATGAGGTTGAGACAGTTACAATGGAGAGCTTGCGAAAATGGAAATGTAAGTATGCTTATATTTTTAGGTAAAAATATGTTAGGTCAACAAGATAAGATAGAAACAACTGAATTAGATGAACCTTTAATATGGTCGGCAGATTGATGCCATTAACAGAACCACAAAAAAAAGTTATAAATGATAGTGCAAGATTTAGGGTATTAGTAACTGGAAGAAGATTTGGCAAAACATATTTAGCAATAAATGAATTGGCAAAATTTGGAAGCCAATCAAATAAAAAAGTGTGGTATGTTGCACCAACTTATAGGCAAGCAAAACAAATAGTGTGGACAGATCTAAAAGAAAAACTAATAAAGCATAAATGGGTAAAGAATATTAATCATAGTGATTTGACTTTTCTGTTAAAAAATAATTCTACAATTACATTAAGGGGAAGCGATAACGAAAATGCCCTGCGAGGAGTTGGGATAAATTTCCTTGTTATTGATGAATTTGCAGACGTCAGCAAGGAAACATGGTACGAAGTATTAAGACCCACTTTATCGGATACAAATGGTCATGCTTTATTTTGTGGAAGCCCACGAGGTTTTGGAAATTGGAGTTATGAATTATTTAAACAATCCGAAACAAACAAAGAATGGAAAAGTTTTAAATATACAACTTTAGAGGGTGGGCAGGTAGGACAAAAAGAAATAGAGCAAGCAAAACAAGATTTAGATATACGAACATTCCAACAAGAATATGAAGCAACATTTGTGAATTATAGTGGAATGATTTACTATAATTTTAATAGAGAAAAAAACATATTAGAAAATTACAATAAAGATTCTTTATTTTTACATATCGGTTTAGATTTTAATGTTGACCCCATGACAGCAGTAGTTTGTTTAATTGAAAAACATAAAATTATAGTTGTTGATGAAATACAAATTTATTCTTCAAACACAAATGAAATGAGCCAAGAAATAAAAAACAGATATCCAAATAAAAATATAATTGTTTATCCAGACCCGTCAGCAAAACAAAGAAAAACATCAGCAGGTGGATTAACTGATTTAAGTATTTTGAAAAATGAGGGTTTTGATGTAAGATGCAAAAATACTGCACCAATGGTTAGAGATAGAATAAATGCAGTTAATTCTAAATTAAAAAATGTTAATGGCGAAAATAATTTATTTTTTTTGAAAAATTGTAAAACAATGATAAAAAGCATAGAGAGACAGGTTTATAAAGAGGGAACACATATACCTGATAAAGAAAGTGGTTACGATCACATGAATGATGCACTTGGATATTTGGTTGAATATAATTTTCCATTAAAAAGAAATTTTGTACCAAGTCCTATAAAAAGGTGGAGTTAATGAACAAAGATATTTTAACAACAAAACATGATTTATGGCATTCCAATATAGCTAATTGGGAGTTTTATATAAGAAGCTATTTAGGAGGAAATGATTATAAAAATGGATATTATTTACATAGATATATTTTAGAATCTCCTGAAGAATATGATGCAAGAATTAGGCATACACCTTTAGACAATCATTGTAAAAATGTAGTACAAATTTACACTAGTTTTTTATGGAGGGTTCCACCAACAAGAGATTATGGAAGTTTAGATGGTGATTTACAATTAAATTCATTTTTACTTGATGCAGATCTTGATGGAAGATCATTTAATACAATCATGCGAGAATTGCAAATGAATGCAAGCATTTATGGTAATTGTTGGGTGATTATAGATAAGCCACAAAGTAATGCAAAAACAAGAGCAGAAGAATTAAACCAAGATATAAGACCTTATATGTCAATTTATACACCTGAAAATATTATTAATTGGAATTATAAAAGATCAGCGAGTGGCAGGTTTTATTTAGATTTATTAGTTGTTGTTGAAGATGTTAATGAAGAAAGAGCAATAATAAAAGTTTTTACTGAAGAAACTATATCAACTTATCATGTTGAAGAATACACAAAAGAACATGCAGATGGAGAAGTAAAACTTATAGAAGAAATAAATAATCCAATAAATAAAATTCCTGCCGTAAATGTTTATAATTTAAGGGGAAATAAAAGACCGATTGGAATAAGTGATTTATCAGATGTGGCATTTCTTCAACAATCAATTTACAATGATTATTCAGAAAAAGAACAATTAATACGATTAGCAAATCACCCAAGTTTGGTAAAAACACCTAATGTTGAAGCAAGTGCAGGTGCAGGTGCAATTATAGAAATTCCAGAGGATTTAGAAGCAAATTTAAAACCATATATAATTCAACCAAGTGGACAAAATTTAGATGGAATAATGAAATGTATTCAGAACAAAGTTGATGCGATTGATAGAATCACACACATGGGTTCAGTAAGGGCGACAAGTGGACAAATTGCTAGTGGGATTGCATTACAAACCGAGTTCCAATTATTAAATGCAAGATTATCAGAAAAAGCAGATTATTTAGAAAATGCAGAAGAACAAATATGGTCATTATTTGCTAGTTGGCAAGATAAGGAGTTTGATGGTTCAATTAATTATCCTGATACTTTTGATATAAGAGATTGGGCGAATGATTTACAATATTTGCAAATGGCAAAAGCAAGTGGCATAAAATCCGAAACATTTAACAAAGAAATAGATAAACAAATTGCTGAAACTGTAATTGATAATAATGAAACAATTAAAACAATAAATGATGAAATAGATGCATCAAGAACAACAAGAGGACAGTTTCAAACAACAGAAGTTGAGGGGGTTACAGTTGGCGAGGAAAGTTAGAAAAGTACCTAAAGATAAAAAAACCAAAATTCCAAAAAAATATTTAAGTGGTTTAAAAGGTGCTAAAAGAAATGAAAGAGCAAGATTATTAAAACAAGTTAGTGCATTATATAAATCAGGAGCAAGAATCCCATTAAGTTTATTAAAAAAAAGGACGAAATCATAATGGCAAACAAATTTAGAAAACCTTTATCAACTTCAGTTTTAAAGACACTTAAAGCAAAAGCAAAAAAATCAAAATTATTTAATTTGTCAGATTTAAAAAAATCATTTAGGCGAGGACAAGGAGCATTTTTAGGAGGTGGAAGCAGACCAAGAATGTCAATGATGCAGTGGGCTATGGCAAGAGTAAACAAACTTATTAGCAGGGGAAGAAGTGGAACTTTCGATAAAGATATTATTTCAACAGCAAGCAAAAGAAAAAGGAAAAAGAAATAATGCCTAAATATAGAGGTAGGGAAGTAAAATTAAATAAACCATTTAGATTGTCAATGGAAGAATCTAAAAATAAAAAATTTGGGGTTTATGTAAAAAATAAATCAACAAATAAAATAAAAAAAGTTACTTTTGGTGCAAGGGGAATGTCAATAAAGAAAAATATTCCAGCAAGGCAAAAATCTTTTTTAGCGAGAATGGGTGGAGTTTTAAAGCAAGTAAAAGGGCAAAAAACACTTTCACCTGCATATTGGTCTATACAAGCATGGAAAAAGGGTTTTCCACTTTAACTATGTCAAGAATATTAGAACAATTAGCAGACCAACATGAAGAAAGAATAATAAATGTATTATATCAATTAGAAGATGATGTGATAAATGAAGTAACAAAAGCAACGAAAGGTTCATTAGTTTCACAAAGATTAGCAATTCAATTAAGACCACAAATAAAAGCATTAGTTGAAAAAAATTTTCTAAATGAAGCAGATTTAATAATCAATGAAGAATATAACCAAATTGCAAAAGAAGTATTAAACACCTTTGGAAAAATGCCTATTCCTGCAAAATTTAAAAGTTTGACAGAAGTTGATTTACAAACAATAAATGCACTTAAATTTCAATCCTTTAGTGGATTTGAGGATATTGCAGAAAGATTTACAAAAGTAATAAATGATGAAGTTTACCAAAGTACTATAGCAGGCAGACCTTTTAATGATATGGTTAGCAATATAAGAAGTCATATTAATGGAGTATATAAAAGATCAAATATTAATGAAATAAATGAATTAGTTGATTTTATTAATGAAAATAAATTTGATAGCACCAAAAAATTACAAATTGAAGATGCAGTTAGAAAATTACATACTCAATATGCGAGTGATAGAGCAGGAAATAATTTAAGAAGATATGCAGGACAAATAGCACATGACTCAGTAATGCAATTTCATGGACAATTTACAGTTTCAAAAGCAAAGGAAGCTGGACTAGATCATTTTACATATACTGGAACATTAGTAAGAGATAGCAGGGAATTTTGTATTTCAATGTTAAATAAAACCTTAACAGAAAAACAAATTAGGGAAATGTGGAACACAAGATCATGGGGAGGAAAATCAACTGGCGACCCATTTATTGTTAGGGGTGGTTATAGATGCAGACATACTTGGATTCCAACAGACCCAAAATGGGGTGAAGAAACAGTTGATGAATTGCCAAAAGAAATAGAAGTAGAAGAAACACCTAAACAATTAATAAAAAAGGGCAGAAGATCAACATTAAATAATCCAGTTAAAGAAAGTGAAGTAAATGTAATATCTAGCTCTATTGTTGCAAATAAACTTCAAAAACAAATTGCGAAAAATGCAAAAGATGAAAGATATAACACGACCACTATGTTTAGTGAAAGCAATCTTGGAAAAGTGTTAGGTGTTGAAAAATTAGATGATGAAATAGCAAGTCAATTATCTAGTATAATGGAAGAACTTGATGAATTAGCGAATCTTTATAATGTTCCAAAATTAAGGTCTATAAATATTAATTCAAAAGGAAAAGCATTAGCATCAATGGGTGCAGGAAGTCTAAAAATAAATCCTAAATATTTTAATAAAAGTACAAAAAATAATGAAATAATAACAAGACAAAGAAATGTTTTATTAGGAAAAGGTTTTTATGAGTATGAATCAAAGTTAGCAAAAAAATATAAAAGAACAGATAATATAACAAAAGAAAATTATAATAACAAACAAACATGGGTTAGACCTCATAATTCCTTTTATTTTTTTGAAAATGAAATAGATAAATTTAGAAGTGTTCTATATCACGAATTTGGGCATACAGTTCATCAACTGAAAAACAGACCATTAAATCACCCTCTTTATAAAGAATCACCTATTGAGGAACTTATGGTAGATAAAGTTTTTGAGGAGGGAAGAAAATTTTACAAAAATGGTTCAACAAGATATTCAGCAACAAATACAAAAGAATGGTTTGCAGAAAATTTTAGTTTATATCACATGGGAAAAGAAGATTTAACAGACCCAAGATTTATACAATTTTTAGAGGAGGACATATTGAAATGAGATTGGAAATACAACAAGCAAAAGATATTGTAGAAAAAAAGAATATTACATTAAAAGATTATAAACAATTTAGAGAAATTGGAAGAAATATAAAAGAAAATGAATTTCTATATTTTGCAAGTTATGATGAAGCTATGTCTTTAAGATTAGCTGAAATAGCAAAAAAAGAGGGAAATTATGATTGGTTAGAGCCTGAAGATGACGATTAAGAGATAATATTAATATCTAGCAATTTAAAAAAAAGTTTGATATATGTTAATTATAATTAATGGAGTTTTGAATGAGTGAAACAGAAAAAGAAACAAAAATTGAATTAAAAGAAGAAGAAAATAATGTTGCAGATGTTCAACAAGCAGAAAAAGTTGAAAAGCCAAAAGAAACTTTTGAGGAAAAAATAAGAAGAAGATTAGCACAAGAAAGAAGTCAAATTTACCAAAAATTAGGTGTTGAGGATTTAGAAGTTGCAGTAAGAGCAGTTCAAACACAAAGAGAATTAGAAGAAAAGCAAAAAATCCAAAAAGGTGAGTTTGAAGAAATAATTAAAAACAAAACTCAAGAATGGAATAAAGAAAAACAAAATTTAGAAAATCAACTTAAGGATATTAAAATAAATAAAGCATTATTAAGTTCAGCTTCAAAAAATAAAGCGATTAATCCTGACCAAGTTGTTTCTTTATTAGAATCGCAATTAAAATTAAATGAAAATGGAGGTGTCGAAATTCTTGATGAAAAAGGAATTGCAAGATACAACCAGCAGGGTGAACCCTTGACAACTGACGAGTTAGTTCAAGAGTTTTTACACAATAACCCACACTTTGTTAGTGCCACTCCAAGTGGTTCAGGAAGTGTATCAAATGTGGATAGGAACGCTCCCAATAAGCCTTTAAATTTGGGTGATTTAGATATGAACAATCCAAAAGATAGAGAACTTTATAAAAAATATAGAAAAGATAAATTATCTCAACCTTTTGTGATTAATTCAAACCCTTAATTAGCCTATATAGGAGAAAAGAATGGCAAATGAAACTACCTCGTCAACCATTTCAGAATTATATACTGAAATCGTTGCAGAAGCATTGTTTACAGCAAGTGAGCAATCAATAATGAAAGGATTGGTTAGAAACTACACAATAGCAGGTGGTGGAAAATCAGTTGAAGTACCAATTTACCCAACTGTTTCAGCTTCCGCAGTAAGTGAAGCATCAGACCTTTCCAATACAGCAATAAATCCAAGTTCAGTTACAATAACAGCATCAGAAGTTGGAATTATGACAACATTAACTGATTTAGCAAGAAATTCAGCATCAAGAAATGTTGCTCAAGATATTGGGCGAGTTTTTGGTGAGGCAATAGCTAGAAAAATTGATTTAGATTTAACAGCATTGTTTGATGGTTTTGGAACATCAGTTGGTGGTTCAGATGCAGCCCTATCAGCAGATACAGTTGCACAAGCTCATGCTAATTTAAGAAATAACTCTGTACCTATGAATGATTTAGCTTTAGTTATTCACCCAATGGTAGCACATGACTTAAAAAGAGGAATGACTAACACTTATGCAGGTTTAGATACAGACATTTCTAATGAAGCATTAAGAAGTGGTTTTATTGGAACTTTATTTGGAGTTCCAGTATTTGAAACTGCTAATATGGCTAACACTGGTACAACTGGAGATTATAAAGGTGCAATGTTTCATAGAGATGCACTAGGATTAGCAATGATGCAAGACCTTAAAATTGAGGTGCAAAGAGATGCTAGCTTAAGGGCAGATGAAATTGTAGCAACAGCAGTTTATGGTGTTGGTGAACTTCAGGACAGTTATGGAATTGAAATCCTAGCAGATTCATCAATTCAGTAACAATAAATATATGGGGTGGGAAACTGCCCCATTTATGAGGGAAAAAATGGAAACTGTAAAATTAACTAATAAAGACGGAAAAATAATCGAAAGATTAAAAACTCAATATGAATTAAATACTTCAATTTGGGAAAATAAAGGTTGGACACTTTATAAAGAAAAACCAAAAGTGGATTTAAAACCCAAACAAGAAAAACCCAAAGAAAAAGTTGAAGTAAAAGCCCCTTATTCGATTCCAAAAGATACACCAGTTGAAAAAAAGGATAAATAATGACGTCAACAGTTTTTAGTGTTCAAAATACTCATTTACAAAAAATCCAACCAGACATTTTAGGTTTTGGAATTACAACTTTTGTTGACCAAATACAATTTGCAGAAAATGATGTTTTAAGAAGAATTAGAGAGGAATGGTGGGAACGATACAGACACCAAGTAAGATATAAAGATATAACTAAAATAACAAGTGTTGAAATGACCAACAGTAAACTTACACCATCACAATGGGAACTTTCTGTTGTTTATTTGGCTTTATGGAAATATATTTACCCACAACTTACAAAATGGCGAGACCCCGATACTGGAGAGGGTAAAGACACATTCCAAGTACAAATAGATTTTTATAGAGATAGATATGACGAGGAATTTCAAGCAATTTTAAGAGATGGTGTTGAATATGATGAAGATGGTGGGGGAACTGTTGCAGATTCAGAAAAAGAGCCCCTGCATTATTTAAGGTTAGTTAGATAATGGAAATGCAAGTTAAATTCAATAATTTACAAGTTTCTACTCTTTTAAAGAATATGACAAGAAAACAAAAAACAGTTGTAAAAAAAGGTTTAAACAGAGTTTCTAATATGGCGATTTTAATGATAACCAAAAGAACCCAAAGTGGAAAATTGCCTGATGGTGGAAGAATGTTACCTTATGCAAAAGGCACATTAAAAAATAGAAAAAAAAGAGGTAGGCAAACTGGTTTTGTTGATTTAACTGATACTGGGAAAATGTTTAGAAGTTTAGATTTTAGACAAGCAGGTTTAAAAAACACCTTGTTTTTTTCAAATATGGAAAGAGCAAAAATTGCATCATTCCACGATACTTTTGGAGCAGGAAAAAGAAAAGTCGTAAGACCATTTTTTGCGATTGGAAAGAAAGAGGAAGAAAAATTACAAAAAGATTTTGCACAATTTTATTTTAAAGAAATGCGAATATGAGCAAAAGAGAAAATATTGCAAATGATATTATTTCAAAACTTGATGCAGTTTCAAGCCCCATTGAATTTAAAAAGATAACAAGAGAGCCATTTGAGGTTGAAGAATTAGCAGATGCACAATTTCCAGCATTATTTATACAAAGTGGTGATGAAACAAGACAGCCAGCAAGTATAGGGGCAACTGGAAGTGGAATTTATGAGGGAACTATTGATTTTGTGATTATTGCTTTTGGAAAAGGAACAAATGCAAATATTGACACAGTAAGAAATCAAATTATTGAAGTAATTGAGGAAACTTTAGATACAGATGTAACAAGAGATGGAAATGCAATAGATACACAAATTATAGAAACTGCAACAGACGAGGGTACTATTTATCCTTATGGTGGAGTAAGAGTAACAGTAAGAGTCATTTATCAATTTACAAGAGGGAGTGCATAATGGCAAAAGATATTGAAATGAAAAAAGGAAAAGATATAATTACAATATCACATGAATTTTTAGATCATTATAAAATTTAGGATATGAAATTATAGAAAAAAAAATTAGCAATAAAGCTGAAAAAATGATAAAACAAAATAAAGAAAAGGAGGTTTAAATGGGAACACATCACGGAAAAGAGGGGGTTGTAACAGTAGGGGGAACTGCTATAGGTAATGTAACAGGTTTCACTTTAGATACAACACACGATATTGTTGAGGACACATCTTTAGATGCTTCAAGCAAAACATTCAAAGCAGGTAGGGGTACATTTACTGCTTCAATCGACATGAATTATGACGAAACAAATACACAACAAGCATCATTATTGCAGGGTGCAAGTTTGAGTTTTGTGTTTTTACCAGAGGGTAATGATTCAGGAGATGAAAGTTTTAGTGGAACTGGAATTGTTACCGGCATGTCAGTTGGAGTAACTTTAGATGGTATTACAACAAGGACAGTATCATTACAAGGTAATGGAGCAATAACAATCGGAACTGTCTAAAATGTCAGTAAAAGATGATTTTTTTGAGGGTATCGAAAGCCATTTTACGGCAATAGATGTTCAAGTGATAGAAGTGCCTGAATGGGGATTAGTTGGTGATAAAGCAATTTATTGCAAACCTTTTAATATGTTGGAAAAACAAAAAATATTTAAAGGTGCATCTAATTCAGATTTAGTAGTTTTAATTGATGTTATTATTGAAAAAGCATTAACTAAAAATGGTGATAAAATGTTTAATGCTTCTCACATTTTAAAATTCAAAACAAAAGCAGACACAAATATTATAGCAGATGTTGCCACAAAAATTATGGGAACTGAAACAAGTTTAGATGACAATAAAAAAAACTAAGAAATAATGCAGAACTGCATAATATTTTTGGTTTAGCAGAAAGACTAAATAAAACAGTTTCAGAAATTTTAAAAATGTCGGTTGAAGAATTTAATTTATGGTTAGCATATTTTATTATTCAGAATGAGGAAAAAGACAGACAAGAAAGATTAGCAAGGGCGAAACATGGCAACTAAACAAGTTAATATTGATATAATAGCCAAAGATAAAACTCGCCAAGCTATGTCAACAGCAACAAAAGGTGTTGATAGATTAAAAAGTTCAGTTTTTAATTTGCAAAATGCTTTATTAGGTTTGGGAGCAGGTTTTGTTGCTAAAGGTTTTTTAGATACTGCAAGAGAAGTTGAAAGATTAAGAGTAAGATTTAAATTTTTATTTGATGATGCTAAAGAGGGTGCAAAAGCATTTGATAATCTAGTAAAGTTTGCAGGAAAAGTACCTTTTTCACTTCAAGAAATTCAAAGGGGTTCAGCAAATTTAGCTGTTGTATCTAAAGATGCAGAAGAATTAAACAATATTTTAAAAATAACTGGTGATATTGCAAGTGCATCAGGATTAGATTTTGCAACAACAGCCGAGCAAATTCAAAGGACATTTTCAAGTGGTATAAATTCAGCCGATTTATTTAGGGAAAGAGGTGTTAGAGCTTTATTAGGTTTTGAAGCAGGTGTTGCTATAAGTGCAGAAAAATCAAAACAACATATTATGGATTCCTTTAGAGATGGAACATTAGCAGTTGTGGGTGCAAGTAAAGATATGGCAAAAACTTTTGATGGCACTTTGTCAATGATTGGAGATAAATTTACTCAATTTCAATTAGCAGTTATGGAACAAGGGGGAGTATTTGATTTTTTCAAATCAAGTATGGTCGTTGTTGAAAAAGCAATAGAAAAAAATTTTGGTGGTATACAAAAAGCAGGAGCAAGTTTTGGAAAAACATTAGTTAAAATTTTTGAAGATATTTTAATGGGAAGTGCAAGGGTTTTAGATTTTTTAACTCCCATGTTTAAATTTATAAGTAATTCAATATCTAATATTATTGATATAGGAAAAAACATACCCTCACCATTTGATACATTGGGGGTGTTGGGTTTTCTTATGTTGGGAAGAAAAGGAAAAGGAATACTTTTAATTATAGGTGGTTTTATAGACCACATAAGAGCAGGATTCGGACATATTCTATCAGGAATGATTGCTATTGAAGAATTTGGAAATAGGTTTACCCTTGATAAATTATTAAACAGACCTGCACAAAAAGAATTTGAAGAAAACATGAAAAGAATGAAAAAAAGGGTTAAAGAATTACAAACACCAATGGAGGATTTAAAAAATTTAGTTGATGGATTAGAGGGCAATAAAAATGAGGGGGTTATTTTAGGTTTTGATGTAACTTTAGGAAAAACAACTGCATTACAAGATAAAATGAAATCTCTTTTAGCCCAAATAAAAGCCGTAACAAATGAAACAAAAGAAATAGAAAAAAAATCAAGATTTTTTGCAGACACAACAGATGATCAAAGGGCATTAAGAAAATTAAAAAAAGAATTTACTTTTTTTGATGAAACAGATGATGCAAGAGCAGGAAGAAAAAATGAAATAGAAGAAGTAGGAATGTTAGAAAAAGCCTATAAATCTTTTAATAGAGGTTTTAAAGAAAGTGTCGAGGCTCAACAAAGTGGTTTTAAAACAATAGAAGATATAGGGGGTGCAACTTTTGGTAAATTAAAACAAACATTAACAGATTTTGTAATGACTGGAAAAATGAATATAGGAGATTTAGCAAGATTTGTTGTAAAAAGTTTTATTGAAATGTTAGTTGGGGAAGCCGTAAAAATGGCATTTAAAAAATCTCTAGCTATGTTTAAAGCAAAATCTATTAAAGAAGCTATGATTAGTTTGTTTTCTGGTGCTATGAAAACATTTGCAAGTATACCATTTCCTTTTAATGTTGTGGCAGTTGGTGGAGCATTAGCATTTGGGGGTTCTTTAATAAATAAATTAAAAAGTTTTGAAAAAGGGGGTAGACCACCAATAGGACAACCAAGCATTGTTGGTGAAAAAGGAATGGAATTATTTGTTCCGAACCAAGCAGGAACAATTATACCTAATGATAAATTAGGTGGTAGTCAGCCAGTTACAGTAAACTTTAACATTAGTACAGTTGATGCAAGGGGTTTCAATGAATTGTTATTAAATAGCAGGGGTGCTATAGTCAATATTATTAATAGTGCAGTTAATGAAAAAGGAAGAATGGCGATAGTATGAGTGGAGCATTACCAAATGTTAGGTTTAATCAAGTAAATTTTAAAAGTAATCAAAAAACTTTATTTACAGAAACCGATAGTGGAAAAACTTTTAGACGGCAAGTGCAAGGACAAAGATTTAGTTTTACTGTTTCTTATCCACCAATGACAAGATCAGAATTTGCTCCAATCATGGCATTTATAATGAAACAAAGGTCAAGATTAGAAAGTTTTACAATTACAATGCCCTCATATTTAAATGCTCAAGGAAGCGAAACGGGAACATTATTAGTAAATGGCTCTCATTCTGTTGCAGATACAACAATAGCCATAGATGGTTTTGGGGGTGATGGGGCAGGTAGATTAAAAGCAGGGGATTTAATAAAATTTGCACATGATAAGGTTTATATGGTTATTGATGATGTAACTTCATCAAGTAATTCAGCAACAATTACAATCGAACCACCTTTAAGGGAAGCATTAGCAGATGATAGTTCAGTTACTTATGATTCAATCCCATTTACTGTGCATTTATTAAGTGATGTGCAAGAGTTTAATTCAACACAGTCAGACAAAGATGGAAACCTATTATTTAGATATGAGTTTGATGTAATAGAGAGTTTATAATGGCAAGAGGGTTAACAAGTGCAGTAAAAACCGAGCTTGCCACTGGTGTTATAAAACCAGTTGAATTAATTGAATTAGAATTTTCAACACCAGTTTATTTAACAAATGCAAGTTTTGATATTGTTTCAAGTGTATCAGGAACATCAAGAACTTATTTATCAAATGGACATTTAAGAGGAATTACTGGTGTAAATGAAACTAATAAACCAACCCAAAATTCCTTATCAATTAATTTAAGTGGTGTAGATCAAACATATATAGCATTGGCATTAGCAGGGAATATAATCAACAAAGAAGTGTATATTTACAGAGGTTTTTTAAATTCAAGTTTAGCAG